TCATCAATCGTTTCTTTTATTAAGATGATGTGTGTTGCTATGTCATATACTAACTCATGCCAATCATCACAATCAGTGTTGATGCCATTTGATTCATGTATATTATACCCGACCTCAATTCTCTCCACCAGTTCGTTATATCCTATTCGTGAATAGGAATACACAACACCAGTGAACTCACCAAGTTTTATTCTGATGTGTTGACAATCCTGATCACCACCATCATGTTTTATGAACTCATATGTGTATGCTAAGTTTTGTTCTGTCATAATAATTTCAAATGTCCTGTTACTTGATCTATTAAATCAATCTGTTCTGGCCCTATGGCAACTGCTGTCTTGGTGGGTTCATTCTTAAACTCTGTCAGTCCAGAATCAACAATCAAAGAGCAAGGATAACCCTTGCTCTTTGCATAATCATAAACTTCATCAAGTTCTTTTTCTGATTCCACATACACACATACTTTAGTAAACTTACCAAGTAACCATGATTCAAGTGCTGTGTTAGGTAGTATGTCCAATGTCCATCGTTTACCTATTATCTTATTGTAGTTGCTCACACTACCAGCACTCTCACGTTTCATCATTTGTAATATGACTGCCATTGATGCGTGTGCACCCTGTGCTATCATCTTACCCTTTCTCATCTTTAAATCCTTTCTTATCACTATTACTTGTTTGGTTTTCATAAAAGAACCTCAATGATTATTCTTCGGTTGTTTCTTCGTACTCCCAATCACCCACATCTGAACCATAACTAAACTTCTTCTTTGCATGTATTGCAACCTTCTCCATCACTTCCTCGGTAAAGTATTTCTCAGGTTCTTTAAAGATTGCCTTTTCATATGCCTTACCAACTGTTGTTTCGATTTGCTTTGCGCCTTTAGTCCACACACCACATTCAATAGCAAGTTGATGTAATCCATAATAAGGATCAAGTCCGTGATCATATGACAACTTGACTTTGACCTTACTGTTCTCACGTGCAAATCTGTTCTTTGACATTGTGATTGTTATGATGTTACCAATGACATCAGTTCCATCTTTATCTTTTGCCTTTGACAGTAATGCTATTTGTGATGATGCGTATTTAAGACCAGTACCACCACCCATTGTTGTAGTTGGTATGAATGAGCCAGGAGATTCATATACGTGGTTGGTTACAAACATTGGTACTTTTGATCTTGACAGTCTCAGGTTCAATACCCTAAATGCTGCTTTCAACAATGATGCACGTTTACCCATGTCTGCCTTGTTATCACCAGATGAAACATTTGATATTTCATTGTTGGTTGACAACTGACCCATAGAGTCAAGTATAAAGAACAATGGAGTATCATCATTACTATCATGGTACTCATCAAGTATGTTTACTGCGAGTGTTCTAAACTCCTCAACTGTACATGGTTCAAGTATCAATACACGTTCTACATCAATACCACGATCCTCTAACATCTTCTTGGTTACTGCTGACTCTGTATCAAAGTAACAACACATTCCAGTAGGGTTTTGTGTCTGCCATGCCTTGAGTATTGCAAGTACAAAAAATGTCTTGCCTGTTGACTCCGGCCCTGCTATTGCTGTTATCTTGTTATCAAATGCACCACCGTAAATGTCACCGGACAATGCAGCATTGAATATATAACACCCTGTGTCTATGTGACCTGAACTCTCGGCACTTGATGTACCTTCACTCGCATAATGTATATTATCATCACCCAACTTCTTTACTAAGTTTTTTAAAAACATCTTATTCGACATATTGTTTTCCTATTATTTCGTATTGTTTCGTATTGCATCGTATGATAGTATATCACATAATATTTTGAACGGTGATCAATTCATACACATATATCATATATGTTGCCGTTCAATTAAATCAAGTTCTCTTTGAAGATACCAAATTGCTTTCTTCAAATCCTCTTTCTGTTTTCCCTTATGTGGTGAACGACAAACATACTTAACAGTGTTACCAAGATTAAAACCAAGGTTTTGATCTTCGATGAAGTCAATGACCTCTATCTTACCCACATTGTAATGCTCTGGATGGTTGACCGATTCCTTTGCATTTTTTAATCCAATAAAATCACCGTCAGTGTACATGGGTTTCACCCTTGACGCCATCAACCTTGTATGTCTGTTTCTTCAATCCTTGCTTCTCAAGTTTCTTCTCTTTCTGTTGCATTTCTTCATTTACTGTTTTCTCTTTAAAGAGAGATTTAATTTTATCAAACATATGTTTCACCCTGTTGTCCTTCCACCTTGTAAGTTTGTTTCTTCAATTTACTCATTGTGTTTTCATAAGTATCGGATGCGTCTGGATAGTAATCCCACAACACACCATTTTCCTTTAACTCATTGAACTCATCTTCTGTTACAGATTTCAATGGTGGGAGTGATGTTATTACCTCACTCACCCGAATACCATCTTCATTTGTTTCTATGACAGACTCAGATATTGTAGCATTTTTTGAATGTTCTTGCAAGTCCTTTTTTAAGTCCTTGTTTCTCCTACTAAAAGATGCGTTTGCTGCAATGAGAAGCACTACTGCAAATGGATCAAGTAACAATACCAGTATCAATGTAACATACCTAACCGCATCATCTAATTGATTTGAGTCTGGATTGTCGTACAACAATTCTGATATATAACGCACCGGCCCTATCTCTGCCTCAACGTTTTTAATCTCTCTTTGTAATTCACTTCTCTCTGATAGCAGTTTGTCTATCTCAGTTTCTGCATTTAATATTGTCTTGTTAAGTTTAACACGTTCACTATCTTGTTCTTCACGTTTCTTTAAACCCTTGGACACAGCACCAAGTTCCACGTATTTTTCTAATGCACCATCAAACTGATCAAGAACCTTTTCTGATCTTGTGATGTCTCTGTTATATCTCTCAACTGATAAGTCAATACGTTCTATGCGTGTATCATTATTACCTATTGATGTTGTTTGTTGTATGTGTGCTTTGGATAGAAACCCAAAAACACCAATTGATGTTATGAACATTGCTGCCAATAAACATGCAAGTAGTGTTGACTTCAATCTCCATCCAAACTGTTTGCTCTTATGATAGTATAATGATATGCCTGTTAGTTTACATACTTCAATGATACCACCCATAACAGCAACAGACATAGCAGCACCACCAAAGATTGCCATCAATCCCCATATGGAAAAATATGCAGACACACACGATAAAGCAATAGCAAATATAAATGCTAAGTAAACGACCATTAGTAGTACCTCTCTCTTGAAATGATACTACTATTTATCTATCAACCATCAATAATCACTCTCATCTTTTCTATTTGTTCATCAATAACTTTTCTTCGTACATCTGCTGGCCAGTATATTCTATCACCCGTACTGTCACGTAACTTGGTTAGCAATGGCAATATACATTCAGACATACTATCAAGTTTCTCTGCGACATATAGTTTTGTCTCTGCGTCTAATGTGCGTGATTGATTGTCAAGTATAGTCTGTTTGATGTACTCTACACTTTCCGACACCTCTGCTATCTGTGATGCCAATTGCAATACACCATTTTCAAGTTCAGGTGATGCTACTGGTGTGGGTGTAGTAGTAGTTATTTCTTCTGGATCATCACTGAAACCAAAATCATTAAAGTCTGTCATATTAACCTCACTGTCTTGTTGTCTGGTAACTGATTGCCAATTACATCCCAACCCTGTATTCTCTCTCGTCCGAATAACTCAAGGTATCTAGGTTTATCAAATGATTTCTCTGCACATTGTTCTACCAAGTTTCTAAAGTATGCTGGTTTCTCAGAGTGTTTCAGTATTTTATGGTTTATGATATTTGGTATCTGCATACCAAATGGTTTCACCTTACCCTTCACACCAACCAATAAATGTTCTGTGTTCACTCTGAACCAGAACCCCATGCCAAAGAATGATGTCTTGTTCCACGTGTACATTGTCTTGTACTTGAATCCCCATGACTTCATAACATAAAATGCCTCATCTAGTAATGGTACAGTGGCCCACATAAAACAAACACTATTCTTATCTGTTTCTATCTCATTGTCAAATAAGAATGATGCTATGTCCTCTATGCCCATCACATCATACTGCGACTCGGCACTAGAGGACATACTTCCACCAGTTTTCTTATTGTTATACGACCACGGAGGATCACAGTATAGTACGTTTGGTAATTCTTCCCGCTTGGTATCCTTCTGGTTGTTCTTTTGCTCTGATTTGTTCTTTACCATTGTTCCACCATTTCATACCCTTCATACTATTAGACATTTTTGCTAATGATTCATTACTATGTTGTTTGCCATAAAAAGAATTTTTCTTACCTACCTTATCCTTTAACTTAGACATACCTTCTTCTGAAAATATTTCTTTACCCTTCCCTTTACACCACGGAATTTGTCCTTTATTAGCATCACTTATTTTCTTTCGTGTTTCTTTTGAATGAGGATAACCAGTGCCACCTTCTCCACCCTTTCTAAGATTATAGGTATCTTGTCGTTTTACAAAATCTTCATTAACTAATTCAGACTCTTTAAGATATGCTTTCTCTTTGGTGTTATATGTGAATAAAATTTCCTTCTTAAAATTTTCTATACCATGTTTGGTAATAGATTGTTTTAATGGGATACTAGAACCGAAATAAACTTTATCGTTCTCTTTATGGACACCAATATAGATTTTACCATTGACTAGGTTTGTTGTTTTGTAGACTGTATAAATAGTATTTGACATGACTGATTCCTCATACGTTTCAGTTGTGTTAAGGTACAGGGAATGGTAATTCCCTGTACCACTATTTATAATATCCTAGTTCTCACGAAAAAAACTCTTCAAGTGTGTTCACCTTTTCTGTAGTCCATCCGATTGGTTTAAGAATAGTATCAATAGCATCAGTGTATGTTTTCTCAAACATCATATTGTAATTAACATATTCGTGTAGTCCAAACTCTTTTGGCAACTCACCTTTATATGCTATCACATTTTCATTGATAGGGTTAGGTAATTTCAAGTAACAATATTTTATCTTGTCACTCTCCTTTATCTTCTCAACCTTATCTGTTAAGTGATGTTCTTTCACTAACTGATTATGCAATATAGAGCCACGACTGTTAATAGGACACCCCTTTGCATATGAATTACCCTCAACGTATTTCTTAATACTACCAACCCCACGCGGAAATGATATTTCTTCAACTGACAACTTATCAAATTCTTCTCTTGCCTTTAGAACAAATGCTTGTAAATCTTTTTGCTCTTTGTTAAGAATGATCCTGATAGTATGTCTGATCAGTGCTCTCATTTTCTCTGGTGTTGATTTGCGTATTGCTTCAATACCTACAATCTTTAGTACTGGTTTCTTATATGTCACACCTTCCTTATGAAGTACTTGTAATGCGTACTTTTTCTTCGCAGACCATAATGCAGCATCTGCAATGACTTCGAGTTTCATTACCATGAAGTTCTCTGCTTTCATTCTCTTTGCCAGTTCGACATAACCCTTCTCAATCAATGCTTCAAGTCTTGGAACAATATCATTGATGATGAATTCAAGTTTATCACCTTCTTGTTTTTCAACAATCTGATCTATCTTGATGTACAACGAATCAGTGTCCATAGCAATAACATAATCTGTTAATGGATCATATTTCTTTTTGAGATATGAGTTCATCACTTTCTCGGCCCAACGAATAGATAGTTGTCCAGACATAGTGATTGCCTCAGCAACACGTGGGTCATAGTACCTGAACCATTCATTTGCTGTTGCACCATACAGTGAGTTCATCAAAATCTTGATAGCATACTGTTTACCATCGTATACAGATATTAATCCATCAAGTTCTTTCTTACGTGTAGGACTATAACATTGCTGCAACTCTATCTCATGTTCAAGCATCTTGTCCTTTGCTGTCTTACGCACATTGTTGTACATGTCATGTACAATCTCAGGAAACATACCACGTTTAGTAGCATCGAAACATTGACCTGTCGCAGCCATTGACATACCTTCTGGTATATCATATATCTTACCATTAAGTATATCATCAACATCAACATTAGGTACAATATGATTCACAATCGTATCAGGACTTACGTTGTATTGCATCATAAGATGTGGGTATAGACTGTTCAAGTCAAAAGACATCAACCATTTATGTTTACCTATCTCCGCGTGTTTGACATAACCACCAACAATTTCTTCTTTGTGGTTTGATTTCTTTGGGTCAATTATTTGTCCACGTTTCTTCATAAAGTTATAGATATATGCTTCCCATATATTCACAGTACCAAGTGAAGGTTTGTTACGTTGTCCAAATGTTTTGTCGAATGTCTGCCCCGTCATATAAGCAACTGTCATACACAATGGGATAAATGCTTTCTTCTCATCTATCCTCTTTACAAGATATGTGTCCTGAATGTTATAGTCAATATATAACTGATGATTGTTGGTGTATAAGTTATGTAATGACCCATACTCACTATAATCTGTTTTCTTTTCACCAACCTCAACGTTACCTATGAAACCCAAAGCATATGACTCTTGCTTCTCACGGTTAAGTTTCTTGTACAACAACATGTAGTCCATCTGTGTTATACCATATATCTTATAACGATACTCATACCTATCAATCAACATAGGTTTGATCTTCCACGGTGATAACTTGTTTGCTGCCTTATCACCCAACACATTTATGATACGATTAACAATATATGCCATATCGAATTCTTCACTGTTCCATCCTGTCACAATGTCTGGATAGTTGTTTGCCCAAACTGTAAGAAACTTATTCAACATATCTTCTTCATCTTCACACCAGATATATTCAATGTCAAGTTCTTTGGGTACTACTGATTTACTTCTATCCCATTCACCCATAGCAAATACATAATACTTATCAACATTACTCATTAATAATGTTATGGCAGTAATCATATGCTTTGCCTGTTTGGGCTCAGGGAAACCATCATCGGACATTACCTCAATATCCATGTAGCACACATTAACCTTTGACATATCAGCATACACTTGTGTATGATCATAGTTCTCATTGATGTACTGCACAGAAAAATCTTCATGCCCAAACAGTTTCATGTTCGATGGCATGTGTTTGAGATAATCTCTTGTCTCTTTCATATCACCAATTACAAATGAAGCAAGAGGAATACCATCCATTGAACGGTATTCCTCTTTTTCTGGTTTGCAAGGTACATACATGACAGGTGCGAACTTTTCCTTTCGCATAAATCTCTCACCGTTTTCATAACCTATATGGAACATGTTCTTTCCATAAGTTTCTACATTCACGTAAAAATTATTCATATATTCAAATTACCCAATGGATGTTGATTACTTGTTCAGTATGATAGATGCTTCCTTTGGTGATGCCGCGACCAATCCAACTCCGTAAATTTCATCATACTCTCTTGCCATTTCATTTGATGGTAGATAATCAACTATGACATGCTCACCCTTTATGATTACTATATCATCATCTAATTTTGCATTGCCAAATGTTCTCATTGGCATGAACTGTACTTGTGGTTTTTGTGCTGGATCACTTGGATCACCCATCAAGAATACAAGCACTGGATTCTTCACATAAAAATTATCTGAATCTT